GAGCTTGGAAAGTGGGTTGCCGTCATAAGCCACACCACTGATGTCGTTTGTTTTCAGCCAATCACAGGCTGCTTTTAAGTCTTGTGTAGTTGCTTCACCCGATTTAATACGGGCAAGGAACTCTTTTGTGACGAGGTTATGGAGTTCGTTGAACTGATCCTCAGTCGCTTTTTTCTTTGCCATTGGCTACTATTGGTATTACGTCATGACAAAGAACTTCTACACGACTGCCGGGTCTAAACATAAACCCAGCCTTCATGATTTCCGTACATTTGAGAGCACGAACAAGTTCGTAATCAAGACGTAGTTTTTGTTCGTGTCTTCTAGCAATACTTTTGCACAGCTCAATCATGCTTCCGTCAAGCGGAACACTAAAGTTGAGCTGCATACCAAAGTTATTGTTGCGGACATATCCCGACGATTCGTTGGGAATAGTGTCGTTGCCCATATAAAACGGGCTGAGCTGCATCGTAGCCCCGTTACAACTAACGTTATTGGCAAAGTATTGACGAGACGGTGCTCCATTGTTTTGGAATTGCACCGCCTGGTTGGTCACATTGCCCGTTGCTGCTGCTACGGGGTTAGAGCTGTTTTGGACAGTTGGGTCTTCAGTAGCAAACGCAGGGCTTACTGAGAGAAGACCGACAGCGAGGTAGTGGTGGAGGTTGATTCGATGACCTCGTCGATGCTGATGGATTCCACGACTCCCGCATCCCGAACGACAGTCTCCAGTTGAAACTGTTCGCCCGCGTTGGTTACGGAATAGGTTGTGGAGTCGCTCAAAATATCCCCGCTTGGGGTGACGTTCGTTCCGGACCATGATTTGTAATCACCACCCATGATCTCGGTTTCGATAGTTCGCTCGATATCAACGGTGGTAGTAGTGGTTGATTGCATGGACCCCTGAGTAAAGTTAGGGGTTACTTGTTGAGCTGCAGCCGGAGCTGCGATAAGAATTAGGAAAAGTAGTTTTAGCATTCCTCTTTTTTCTTTTGCATAGGACAGTTGACAGGTTTGCCGTTTCCGTTTTTGTTATTGGAAGTATTTAGTCCAAAAGTAGCTAACGCGCCTGTAAATACAGAGGCAACAAAGGTTATGTCGCCCCCACTTTGACCCTTTTTGATCATAGGAATGTCAACGTAATTGAGAGTGATGATAAAACCACTCCACACGACGACACCTAATCGAACAAAAGTACCAAGGATTTCTAAATCCTTTTCCGCGTGTTCTTTTACCTTTTTTAAGAAGGGTTTTGATGTTTTTGTTTCTTCTTCGTTAATTTGCTCCATGCTTGCTTAAGTACAGGCTTCATTATCATCACGAGGTACTTGAAGACAGAGGTAGCTGTGAGAGTAGCTGCAACAGAAATAACAGCAGTTGTACCTGCTGCAGTCATGATTTCAGTTGACGGCATTGGAACTGTTATGTCCGTAAATGGCACGTCAACCATTTGTACTTCTTTCGCTTTAGGTGTTGACTTGTCTGGTGACTTATCCTCGTTTTTCCCCTTTACTCCCGGTGGTGGGCGCAGGTCGCTAGGAGGGACTACAAGGGGCTTGTAAGAAGGTATCTTTGCCCTTGGTACTTCTAGGACCGGCGCAGGCATCACAGGCGCT